TTAGTTTTTGCTGATATTGAATCGTGCCTCAAAGTCCCTTCTCTGTTCTTCAGTCATCCAACCGTTTTCTTTTTTCGTTTGAGTAGTGCCTGTTGTTCCGACAGCTGTTTTTTCCCTGGGTGCTTCGAGTTTTATACCCAGTATTTCTTTTTTCTTCAATTCGAATTCTTCTTGAGTAATTATACCATCGTCACACAGTTGTTTATATTTTCTTATTGTGTCTGCCCCATCGGTTTGAACTGCGACGGTAATTGGCTGTGAAAAACTTGTCATTCTATTCTCGATCTCTAATTTCATTCTCTTGGCAAGTTCATTATCCTTCTTAGCAAACATTACAGTGTTTTCATCGTTAACAGCGCCATCTTTACCCAGTAGGCCGCGCCTACTTTCAACGCCTCCGGACAAAGTAAACTGTATGTAGCCATTGATCAGGCCCCCTTCCTTTAACTCTATTCCTGCAATTTGTTTTATATAAATCGTTTTGTCTCCTTTAAAGAATCCCTGTGTTAATTTCGAACGAATGCCCTTCCTTTTGATAATTATTTTATCTCCGTAAAGTTCAAGTTGACCGTTTACACCTTTCAGTTCCATCAATATCTCTGTCATATTTTTCAACCCATGTCCACTAATAGAGAACTCACTCAAGCGTTTTAGTGTGAATTCTATAAAATTAATCAGGGGTTACTTAAAAATTTCACAAGGAGTATCTATATCGCTATAGTGACTATATGTAAATATTTCAGCAAATCTATGTATATTCAGGCTTTCCTTAAGATCTCTATTTTGAGTGATAAAATAAAATATAACCCCTTACTGTGGAGGAAAGGGGGATACAAAGTATAGATGTCGGCGATCCGGGCAATACATCCCCATCTCAATTTTCAACCGGGACACCAGATCGCAACAATAAGCAGCCGCAACCCCGTAGTACTTTTTTATGACTCTACAAAGTTCCCTGATGGTGATCCCGTCACATACATGCGGCTTCAGTCCGTGAAGTACCTCACGGGCGAGCTCTTCATCCGTAACCGTGTCCGTTACGTTCACGTCCTTGAGTGATAGATTCTTTCTTGTTTCTTCAATTCTGACCTGGACATTGTGAAAATTATTGCTCCCGCAGACGGGGCATTTTGATTTTATATACACTGTTTTAAACCCTCCCTAAAGAAGAGGGTACGTGGTTTGTAAATATAAAAAATATTCAAGTTGGATGAAAGTAATAAAAATATCTTTGCAAAAATCTATTTAATCATAAAGGGTGGCGAGAGAACTGGATTTGAGATAAAAGAGTGAATAAATGGGAAGCATTAGTTTCAAGTCAAAAGTAAAATGTGTATACTTTTACTGTAAAAGGTAAAAAATGTAAAATTTACAGTAAAATAGTAAAACAGGCATCATGAGAACTTGTAAATTTTACAGTAAAATTGTAAAACGGTATCAAGAGAAAGTGTAAAATTTACAGAAAAAATAGTGAAACGGCATCAATGGAGCTTGTAAAAGAGCTATAAATCTAATTAATTTTACATTTCTTAGTAAAATTCAGTGATATGGTTCAATTACCAAGAATAATTGAGAAAAATAGACAATGATCGAAAATTCGGCTACATCTTCAATCTTTTTGAGGGAAGAATTTACTTCTGATTAAACAATTGATGCTTAATATATTTGTTGAAAGCTTTTTATAGAAAAATTCAAAAAACATACATAATATGCGTATTGTTTTGTAACTTGTGGATAAATATGATGAGGTTATCAACTGTGGACTTATGACTTTGAATTTACAGCAAATTTGCGACACTGCCTAATAAATGCTGTATTAGTAATTTTTACTATCTCTTTTTCCTTGATGTCTACAGGTAATAAAAAGAGAGGGATGTTAATTTTAACTGTCTCTTCATCCCTCCAGTTTTGAGACCAGCTTACATATTATCCGTTACGTTGTTGATGAATTTGCTCCATTTTTCATGAGGTCATTTGCTTTCTTTTTCATTTGTTAGTTGGTTTTAGTGTTACATATTATCTTGTGATTGTTTAGATTTTTTTATATATGGGATAACTATACCGATAATAGCAACTATGACTCCGATAATAGCAACTATGACTCCGATAATAGCAATTACGACTTGTAAGGGTCCCCACACAGAAGAAGGTGAAACTTCCTCAATAGCTTCATTTGTTCCAGCACCATTAGATACTATTAACGTTACATAATAGTTACCTGGCTCAGCATAAGTATGAATTGGGTTTTGTTCAGTAGATGTATTTCCATCGCCAAAGTCCCACAACCAAAAAGTAGGTTCTCCTTTACTTGTGTCGATAAAGGTGACAATCAATGAGTCATTGACCGACTCTGCACTACTAGTAAATTCTGCAACTGGTGGTTGTGCGGGTGGTTGTCCACTTTTCACTGAGATATAATTTGACTTTGTAATAGTATCCCCGCCAGCACTATTAGTAGCAGTAAACTTAACTGTGTAAATTCCTTCATCATAATAAACATGTATTGGATTTTGGTCAGTAGAAGTTGACCCATCTCCAAAGTCCCAGTACCATCCAGTTGCATTTTCCGATAGGTCTGTAAACTTCACTGGAAGAGGAGTACTACCACTAGTTTCACTACTGTCGAAATTAGCTGTCGGTGACATCGATTTAACAAATTGAAAAACGCAATGATAGAATGAGTCAACGACATAAACGTTATTCGAAGAATCTACAACAATACCTACAGGATTTTGAAATTTCCCATCACCATTTTCTGGAGAAACCCATTTTGTCACATATGAACCTGTGCTATCGAACTTCTGAATTCTCCGATTACCTGTATCTGTTACATATATAGCCCCTGAAGAATCGATAGCAATACCATGTGGAGATCGGAATTGTCCATCTTCCTGTCCAGGAGTGCCCCATTCTGTGAGATAAGTACCTGTGCCATCGAACTTCATAATGCGACTATTGCCTGAGTCGACAACATAAATATTTCCAGAAGAATCGACAGCAATACCTTCTGGGTCATTAAATTGATTTCTACTCGCACCCTTGGAACCCCATTGTGTTAGGTAATTTCCGTCTTTGTTTAGTTTCACAATTCGATTGCTACGGCTATCTGAAACATAAACATTATCCAAAGAATCTACAGCTAAATCAACAGGATAAAAACTCAAACCGTCACCAATTGTAGAAGAATCACATTGACTAATGTATACACCTGTACTGTCTAATTTCTGAACACGGTGATTGTTATAATCCGCAACGTAAATATTCCCCATAGAATCTACAGCAACTCCATTAGGAGTGTAAAATTGCCCGTTTCCACTGCCACCTGAACCCCATTTGTCAATGTAATTAAAATTTTTGTCAAATATCTCAATACGATTATTGCCAGTATCAGCAACGTAAATATTACCTGACGAATCTGTAGTAGCGTACTTTGGAGAACTAAATTGATTAGAACCAGTACCACTAGAACCAATTACTTTTACAAAATTATATGATGCAGCATGTGTGATAAATGCACTCATTATTCCAAGAAATAAGATAATCAAAAAGATTACAGAAATCTTGAGTACATTAGTGTTTTGATATTTCATCTTTTAACACCTTTCTATCATCTTTCATTTTTTCCTTTTTTTCAATAATCATTTTGTTGTAACTGCACTAATTACACGATCAAAAACGATCAAGTTGAATATATTAGCAAGTTATATTTTATAATAAGAATATATTTCATAATATAGTCAAGCATTAATTGACATTCACATTACTGTAATCTGTATAACGATAATAAATCTTTTTATTTGAATCTCATTCTATTTATCTTCAGTTAGCATATGATCTGTAACAAATGTAGTACTTTTGATGCATTTATTTGTAAACATTTTAATTAAGAACCTATCCGAAAAGTCAGTAATGCATGTAAAAAAGTCACAGAGGTCTATAATAGTAGGGCATCCTCTTCGGTTTTGTATATTGCTAATGGTAAGTTACAGTAGGTCACAACACTTTTCGGATAGGCTCTTAGTTGAATTTACCAAACGGTTAGGTTATTCTATTCTAGGGTTTATATTGGTTTTTCTGGGAATAATTTATGTTTTGTTTGGACATAGTTCACTATACACAATTATTGGCCTGATTGTTGGGCTAATTGGCTTGGCCATGATATCATACGGAAAAAGTAGGTGGGACTGAAAGTTACATTAAAGCTGACACATCTCTTGGTAGTATCTGGTGCCTTGTCTTTTCGGAGTTGTCCTGCGACCTTCATGCTTTCTTTGCTTATCCGCTCTAAAAATAAGTGCCTTTGAAGTACCTCTACTACGAAAAAACTCATCGCATTTTTTTGAAAAACATATAGTTAGTATATCTACATAGGTATAATATGGAATACTTATTTATATCAACAGTTTAACATAAATACATGTGATTGAAACCGATGAGTGAATAGGTCACGGCAGACATATAAAAAAGAAATGAAAGCAGTTGTTTTGTTGGGATTCGTCATGTTTTTTAATGAGTTTACAAAGTATACTATAAATCTATTAATAGGAATGTTTTTGTTTTTTGTAGGCGCTAGCTATATTAGCTTTGGTATAGTATACGATATGCCGTATGTAATTATAGGTATAGTTATTGCATTTTTAGGCATGGCTTTTGTATTATATGCCAAGAATGGTCGACCATAGCAATTCATTCAACAATAAAGTGATCTGTCTTAGGAACCTCGTCTTTTCGGAGTTGTTCTACGACCTGCAGGCATTCTTTATATACTCTGAAAGAAAGAAGGTTGGGCAAATTGTCAAATTATATTTATATGTTAAACTAGTATGTATTAAATATGAATAAGTTCGGGGATGCACTCATGCGGAGAATCTTCATCAGGTTTTGAATTTTTAGAATCAGAGCCTTTCAATTCTCTGGTTTTTGCAAAGCACTCCTTTGCTTATTCATAGCGGCCAGCTTCAATACTTAAAAAAGACGTGTGGGTATGGGGTGTATGGGGGGTTAAGAGTTTGTTTTGAAGCTAGCCGCCTAAATGATAGTAGTTACATCGTAATAAAATTATCTACCAAAAATATGAATAAGTAATAACAACTGATAGAAATTTGAAGATTCAGTAAGATCTCATCTATGGCGTCACAACTTCGATGGGTCCACTTCCATATGTTTTTCTCAAATGAAATAAAGCGGAAATTCCACAACGAGGAAATTTCAGTAGCAATATAAAAATATCTCTCAAAAGCTGTAACGCTTGAAACCTTAGCGTGGTATTAAAATGTAGAGTTTCTTCGTGTATTATATCTTTCGTTGATCTTTCCTTTTTTATACATACACATTAAATCATAATTCATATCAGTGTTTTTAATAGCACTCTTTGCTCCTCCAAATTAATATCTATTATATTCCGGCAAATATATCTGTAATAACATACTAACCTTTTTTGACGTTTTGTTTTATCCCGAAATTATTTCGCGCTAAATATGTCGGTTGTAATCCCTTATCTTTTGTGAAACTTAATGGAAAAAAGATACGTTGGATCATTGCTCAAAAATCGAAAGGTGAATCTACCTCGACGATAGCTGAGATCCAGGGGATCTCAGCCCGTCGAGTTCAGCAGATCTACAAAGAATACGTTGAAACTGGTCAGCTTCCTCAAGTTGGCATTAATCTTGGAAGACCAAAGAACCCCTTATCCTCCTCTGATCAGGAATTGATTGACCAAACTTACTCTGATTATAAGTTTGGAGCCTGTTACCTTGAGATTCTCATCGAAGGCAAATATAATCGTAAGATATCTCATAACAGAATCCATAACTATCTACTTAGCATGGACCTTGCCAAGGAAAACCGAAAAAAGAAACAGAGAAGAAAATGGTGTAGATACGAACGCGAACACAGCATGTCTGCTGCACACATCGATTGGCATGAGAATCCCCTGTTAGGACTTCAAGTCTGTGCCATTCTTGATGATTCATCAAGAATGATAATTGCAGGTGGAGAGTACGTTCATTGCAACACGGAGAACACCATTAAAGTGATTGATGAACTTGTTAAAGAGTACTGGGACATATACCCTTTAAGAGAGCTCATTATGGATCATGGAAGTGAATTCGGAGCTCACAGGATTAATAAGGATGGTTCATGGGATAGTGACTTTAAAAGATGCATTGAAGAACTTGGAATCAAACCAATACTTGCAAGGGTAAGACATCCTCAGACAAACGGAAAAATAGAGAAATGGTTCGATACATATCAAAGGTTTAGAGGAGAGTTTGAATCATTTGAAGAATTCGTACAGTGGTATAACAAGAGGCCTCATGGAGCTTTGAAACTTGAACAGTTAGAATCGCCACAGGAAGCATTCTGGAATAGATTACCAGTTGAGGCAAAGTTCAGAATAGGAGTGAGATTGTTTGGGTGGTGAAAACATGGACAAGAGGAAAAAAGTTTCAAAGCGAAATTATTTCAGGACAAAACACCTTTTTTGACGTTTTAATAGTTATATATATGGAGTGTTGTTAGTGGATTTCATAGATCAAATTAAAGTGTTAGCTGCTAAAATTCCGAAACTGTCTGAAAGCATAAAAACTGAAGAAGCCACAAAAAATGCCCTTGTTCTGCCTCTTTTAAACATATTGGGATACAATGTCTTTGATCCCACCGAAGTGGTTCCAGAATTTACGACTGATTTTGGTACTAAAAAGGGTGAAAAAGTTGATTATGCTATAATGCAGGAAGGGGCACCGATTATACTAATTGAATGTAAAAATATCGATGCCGATCTCGATAAGGAACACGCATCTCAATTATTCAGGTATTTTAGTGTGAGTGAAGCAAAAATTGGAATCCTCACGAATGGCATAGTATATCGTTTTTATACGGATATAGATACCCCAAATAAGATGGATGATAAATCGTTCATGGAAATAAATTTACTGGATATTAAAGAGCCTTTAATCAACGAATTAAAACGATTTAAAAAGGAGTCCTTTAATGCTGAAGATTTAACGAATGTGGCATGTGAATTAAAGTATACGAAAGAAATAAAGCTCATTCTTGCGAACGAAATAAACAACCCTTCAGAAGAATTTGTTAAGTTCTTTGCTAAGAAGGTAAAGGAAGGAGTCTTTACCCAATCGGTCCGTGAAAAGTTTACTATAATTACAAAGAATGCACTTAATCAATTTATAAATGATCGGATAAACGACAGATTGAAGTTTGCCATGACCGAAGATTCGGTTTCATCCACATCAAATACAAACGATGAAAACGAAAAAATCCCTCCATCTGTAAACGATATAATAACAACCGATGAAGAGATTGACGGGTATAATATTATCAAATCTATTCTTAGGGTGACTGTTGACCCCAAAAGAATTGCCCTAAGAGATAAGAAATCATACTGTGGCATTCTGCTGGATGATAACAATAGAAGACCAATTTGCCGTCTGTACTTCAACACAAAACAAAAGTATATTGGATTATTTGCAGAAGGCAAAAATAGTGAAGAAAAAATCCCTATCATAGACTTAAATGATATCTATAACCATGAGGACAAGTTGAAAAACACAATTAGTTATTACGAAAATGGAAATCAGTGAGGAGAATTTATATCCTCCTTAAAAAACGTTTTCATTCTAATATATACTCACGTGGATAATCTTCGTCAGATTTAGAATTAGAATTAGAGTCTTCGAGTTCCTTAGCTTTTGCGAAATATTTCTTTGCCTCTTCATATTCTCCGGCTTCAACCAACGCGATGCCTGCTTTTGTAAATGCCTCAGCTCTTTCTTTTGGAGTTCGTGGAACTTCCTCTAAGAGCTCCCTGCCTTCCTTATGCTGGATTAGGATAGAATAGAGTTCTGCCATTTTCTTTTCTTTTTCTCGCTGTTCTTCACGAACAAAAAACTGAGTAAGTGCGAAAGAAACAATGTCGCTCTGGCTAGAAAACTCTCCAGTTCCAGCGAGGTCATCAACCTGCTTCCCTAATCGTGGAGATACTGTAGTATTCAGAGCGACTTTTCGTCTTTCTATCTTTGCCATATTGCAATAGTATTGTAGATAACTATTTATACGTTTATGAGATAATAGGTATATTGCAATAGGAACATTATTATTGCGACATTGAGGAAGAACATGAAATCAAAAACCGTACTCGGAAAAGGATGCACACTGTGGAGAAACAACTCAGCCCCGTTTCCCTATGAGGTTGCGGAAAAGCTCGGGCTCAGACCTGGAGACAAATTCCAGTACGTCTATTGTGGCGATCACATAGAAGTTGAAAAATTGTAAAGGTGTAAAAAAGAATGGTTGTTAGGAAAAGTAAAATTTCGTCAAGCTTCTCATATTCAGGCTGGCTGATGGTGCACTCGAAGAAATGGTTGATAAAAAAGTATTTGCAAGTCGTTCTAACGCTGTCGAAACTTCAGTAATTTTGATGCACTTCGTTCTCCATGCAAACACAATCCTGCCAGCAGCAGCACAGATGGGGATAACTCCACTCCCAGGGGGGCTGGGCAATGACCTTCAAACCATCAGTCAAAAACTGCGAAGCGAGGGGATGCAGTGACCTGATCGAGGTAGTGCAGTATGGCCGCAGGAGAAGAGTTTGCCAGCTAACCAAACACCCCTCGGGAGAATATCGTATCCCTGGAAACTTTTCTGAATGCCCTCGTGAGAAGCAGGAGGCTTGATGACTATGGAAATTACAGCCTTTGACATAATAAATGCATACGTATGCGAGGACCAGAGGAAACTATACAACGAAATAGACGACGATAAACCATGTGCTGCGAGAAAATGTTTTGAGACCTGCCCTTTGTGGGAGGGACCATGTGAAGTGGAATTCGGTGAAATTGAGTATGAGGATTTTCCGGAGGGAGAGTGATGTCGAACTGGTACAACGACGAGATCGTATTCCCAGTCCAGGAAAGGCTCGACAGGATCTCGAAACTCAGCCCTCCTGATTCCGAGGTCCAGGTGTTGATCCACGAAATCAACGCGATCCTTGACAGCTCCGGGACAGAGCATCCCGATCACCTGGCGGAGGTAGGGCAATGAGCTGGTCAGCAAAACGTGCCGGCTTTGAGTCAGGGAGTTCAGGCAACTCCAGCTGGGGAAAGTCCAGGACGCACAGAGTTGCTTACCTCTCCGACTTCTGGCAGTGGAGAGCAGGCCTGCTGGCCAGCCTGGCAAGGGAGAATATTCCTGTGAAGCAGGAGCCGGATGGAACCATTGTTGCGAAGTTTGGAACTGAGTACAGGGCAATGACCCCGCAACAGCAGCAGGAGAATTACGACACTCACGTTGACAAGCTGCTTGGAAAGGAGGAGGCTGCATCCACATGACACAGGGTCCGGATATCCATACCGTAACTGAGGCAAAACAGGCCATGCGCAGGCTTGAGAAAGATATCATGTCAATCATCACCGAGTTTGAGGATGAGTACGGCATCACAGTACAGGATATAGGAACTGGAGTAAGTGAAAAACTCACGGAAAATGGGACACGTACCAGGACGAGTTCAGTCCGGATCTACGGGGGGATCTGAGGTATGATCCGGTTCGATCCTGAGACCGAGGAAAACCTCAGGATCCTAGCAGCAACCCCAGAAGCGGAGATCCAGGGATATAAAGCTCAGGGCAGGATGTATGCTGTGACCACGATCACAATGGCCAAGCTCTGGGTGTCAGAATCAGAAAAAAACGCGGTACAGGACTGCCGGAAAGTAATCCCCCCACAACATACTCCCGGCAACATCCCATAGTTGGTGACACAAGCTGCCAGAGTTAGAACTCCTCCCCAGAAAAATAACCCCAGCAGTATTTCGTTGGTAATAGAAAAAAGTTGGATTTTCAAATATTTCAATTCACAGGAAACAAGTGTCAGAACAAAACATCATGCCGGTGACCGGGGGAGGACTCTTTTCTCAGATCCTGTATCATACCTCGATTCCACCACCCACACACCCCAGTTCAAGCCTGGGCACCGGCACAAATCCTGATGAACATACCCCCGGCTTCCCTGCCTGGGTGAACCACGTGCCGTAACTGGACGTAAGATCCTGTCTCCCCTCGATGATCTTTCAGGTTCGATTCCTGAATACGGCATCCGGGACCACCCGGACACAATAAAAAACAAAAAAAATTCTGGATGAGACAACAGCATAAATAAGTTTAAACCTGCTGGCCCCACGGGCGGTTTCAGGGGTCAGTTGATAAACGGAAAAACGGACCACTGTAAACCATAGTCTACCCCCGTCCCGGGATAACCGGGACGGGGCACGTGTAGCCCTGTAGTGTAGCCAGGCCAATCACTCTTGACTTTGGATCAAGAAACCCCGGTTCAAATCCGGGCAGGGCAACGGGGTTAATACACTAAAAAATTTGGAAGTGAAGTTGTGATAGAGAATAAAACATCGGAAAGTAGAAACAACGAGCAGTCGGACTGCGACTGCGCAGAATGTAGCTGGATCGATGAAGAAAACATGATAACTGGCACCTTCCGGATGCCTAAAGACCTCTACGAGAAAATTGAAAAAGCACGCGGGAATGGAATCGAACAGTTGTCGTGTGAAAGCAAGTCTTCTGAGGTTTTCTACGGGCGCCAGGTAGCAGCCGGTGTACTTCACAATCTTGAAAGACAGAAGGCAACCCGGGCGCTGAAAATAGTCGTCAGGAGTGTTGTCGTGAACAGTATGACCAGCGGTGAGTTGCGTGACGAAAAATGTGACGGTAAGATTTGATCTCCGGGAGGACGTCCCGGCTGATGTTGGGAATGTGTACATTGGAAAACAGGTCCGGAAGGAGTATACACTGGACCATGTTCCTGCAATATTGGAGCATATTGCCAAGAAAATAGCAACTGCAAAAAAGACAACCGGACAGGAATCGGTCGCTTTGTGTATCTTCGGATCCACATACGTTCCGGTTTTACTGGCCATCGTCGCAAACTTGCGGGGATGGGACGACATCACTTCAATTGAGTATGGGAATCCACACACTCTGCCGTGTGTAGTACATCCCCTGAATGGATTGTAAAGGAGTTGTTGAAATGTGTGATGATGTTGAAGTAAAAACCAAGTGCAGGAGATGCGGTGAGGATATTGTCGCGTTTTCAAGCGAGGTCCGGCCTCTATGTTCTGACTGCGCCAGGACTGAACAGATGGAAATGAGGAGGTGTCTGGAGTGAAAACCGCTCATAACATCGAAAAGCATGAATTGCCCGAGGATATCCTGCAAACATTCGAGCCTATCATCGAAAAGCTGGCCTTCGAACTTGCAGGCAAATACCAGGAAAGTTTGCGACTCAATGGGATGTATATGCCGGCGCTGGCTTTTGAAAAGCTGGTTAGCAAGCTTGAAAGCTCTATGTCTATAAAGGTTGCCTTCGCTTCAGTAATTACCCCTAAAAAAATAGAAGATTGGGACATTGATATTTTGCCTGAAGTGCAAACTCGTTTTGAAGTGATAGAACCTGAGCTAGTCTCTGATCCGAATGCTCCTGAAAACGAAGTAATATTTGCAGAGGGTTCTAATCGGCTGCTGCTCGGAGCTGGTGAAAATCTGAAGCGAGAGTCTGAAGCAGTTAACAAGTTGCTTGAGAACCTTCAGGAGCCCATATCAGACATTCCTGCAGCTGTACTCTTTGATATGCCGGATCTTGAGAGACAAAAAACCCAGACTGAAATCCCCAATAAAACTTCAAAAAAGAGAGGATCCGGAAAGAAACAAAAGCCTGTTTTTATCAAAAGAACGCCTGAGACTGTGGAGGCTGATCTATGACGGACACAGCAACCAAGACTGCTTTTTCTGCTCGTGAAAAGATCGAGATGGAGGATTTCCTCAAAGAAAAGGGGTTCATGTTCGAAAACCGCAGACTCCGAAAGCCTGGAACCAAAGAGATCCTGAAGATAACAGTCGGCACGAAGCGCCTGGATAAAGAGAAGTTCGGCCAGACGGTGATCGGCATAAACCTTGATGCTGAACGAGACCCCTGGTTTGTAGCTTCAAGCTGGGAGCAGTCGCAACTTCACCAGGTGCCGATCTCGGAGATACCTGATGATAAGATGAAGCTTGCTGCTGCCGCGTATATATCCACAGCGATGAAAGAATTTAAGAATCTCGCTCAGACTGAAAAACCCGAAGAACCCCATCCTCTCCCGAACCCCCCTACCTGCGATCCCGAAAAGGTAGAGCCACCCAAACAAGAGCTTTCGGAAGAAGTTAAACTCCCTGTAGAGCAGGTGGGGCAGCCAGCTAAACCCCCTATTGAAGCAGCTGCTCAACCTGCTATTGAACCGGAGCCGTCCCAGCTGCAGATTATAAAAAATGTCACTCAGGACCGCGTGGAAATTATACGGAACTCAAAGGGATATAACTGGGAAATCTCTGTGCATGACGACGACGTTTTTCGGGCAATCGACAGAGCAATCATTGCAGATCTGCGGCTCAGAACTCAGTTCGGAGGAGATGCCTGATGCCTACTCGACACGCCCCTGAGCTGGCAGCTCTCATTGAGAAGAAGCGAAATTCTCCCGGGGCCCGGTTTGTGTACGAGATCAGGAAACAGTTGAAGGCCAGGGAAGTGAAAGCGTGAGTGAAGAACTGCAAAACATCAAGGCGGCCACCTGCGATGGACAGAGCTTCACTCAGTCAGGAAGTATCTCACTCCCTGATTTGAATCTTTCTATAGGTGACCTGGGGGGTGGGATTATGACTGGGGAAACCCCTTCGAAGACTTGCCGGCGTTGTCACAGAGCACTTAAGGACGCTGCCAACATCAAAAGAGGATACGGTCCGGTGTGCTGGGCAAAAGTCCGGCAGGAAGACGAGAAAGAGGAGCAGCACCCTGAGCCCTGTAGTATTACGTATCCGGGGCTTGCCAGGTATACTCAGAAAAAGCTCTGGGAAAGGGTGCTTCAGAGCGAGAGGAAGACCTGCAGCTGCGGAGAACCTTTGAAAAACGGAGAGTTGCGCTCCTATGACCACGACGGTGGCTGGCACCTGAAAGGATATTCAAAGCCACAGTGGCCATATGTGCGGTGCCCAAAGTGCGGATATGAGCTGTCGGTCTGGAAGCTCAGGATAGACATCTCTGATCTGGAGATCCTGGGAAAAGAAAGGGCTGCAAGGCAAACGGTTTTGCAGGGGGTTTGAAATGACCCTTCCTTCTTTTTTGGATCCGGATTTCATTCCGAAATCCCCAGGGGTGATCATCACCCGGAAACCTGGACTAAACTGGGTCGGGGTGGAATCGTGAAAGCGGCATCAATAGAACCGAACACCCGGGCCTCCAGGAATGGGAAAAAAATCGAAAAGCTTGTTATGAGGCTTCTTCCAGGAGTTGTCTTCGGGGATGGTAAATTCGATGCAAAATACAAGGGAAAGCACCTTGAGATTAAGTCATGCGTTGAGTCTGCAATAGATCGCAGTCATCCCAATACCCAATGCAGGTCTGGTAGATTTTTCTTTAAGGAAGCACAGCACGAAGCTTTGACGGAGGCAGGTGGAGAGTATCTTTTTTGTGTCCATTCAGAAGAAGATCCTGCGGACCCTATAGATCCTGTAATTTTTGTCCGCGTGCCTGCAGAAAAGATCCAGTTGTCAGCGTTTTCTGATGGTAAATCCGTTGCGTGGACGAAGGTTTTCAGGATGGTGATTTGAATGCCCTGTGATAATTCAAAGTACCAAAGCTCTCAGGTGCCAGATCAAATTGAAAAGCTCAGGAAGGAGCTTGAGAGACTTAAAGGAGAACTTCGGGTACTTGACGGAAGGCATGAAAATACCCATACAGGTCCAGAGTCGTTTTTTCTTCCCTGGGATTTCTTCTTGGGTCCTGAAAAATATCTTCCTCAGTTCTTGAGGGAAGGTTGGCAGGAAGTTCAGAAGATCGTCAGGATCTGCAGCTCTGAGCTTGCGCAGCTTACGAAAAAAGTTCACGACTGGGAGATATGTTGCTCTCGAAATGAATCGAATATTCTCCTGGAGGAATGTTTCTGGATTGTTTAAATGGGGAATTTTCCCCTGTTATTTTTTCAAGATTTCTGCAAAGGTCTAGGGGGTGAAGATCTTGTGATCTAATACGTACGTATAATACGTACAACTAAAACCCCCGAAACCCCCATAAAATACGTATCGGCTGAACGTTCAGCTTTGTTGTATGAGCCGAGGCTCTATTATCCTACGTACTGTACGTACGTACAGTACGTATAAGCTGAACAGAAAACCCCCTATAGACTATTTCCAAAGAAAATAAACCAAAAATACTAAAAACGTGATCGGTGGGCATTCTTGGCTAAAGACAAAGTTACAACTGCTGTAGACTTACGAATAAAACTCGCATATGAGATGACTTTTGAATCTGGTAAAGCAGTTTATAAAGATCTATTAGAGGAAGGAATGCTCAGACGACTCGAAGAGGTGAACCCAATTCAGGCGTGTGAATTGAGAATAGAACGGTTAAAAAGATCGTTAGAAGAAGAAGAAACGAAGCTGGCTAATTACAGGCTTCTTGACCAGATGTCTAAAACCGAAACAAAGAGACAGACTAAGAATGTAGATCCAAGTCTTGAAAGATTAAGACTTGAGAAATTTGAAAAATGGAAAGAGTCTCTGGCTATCCAGGTTAGTAACGGGAAAATTGACTGGAAAACGAATATGACAATATTCTTGTTCGATTCTCTTTCGGAAACCAGGGAATGGGTTCTTTCAAAATTAAAGGAGGCCGATCTCCTTGACTAAAGACAACGAAAATAAACACGCCCAGATGATAAAAAGGTTTTTCAAAGACTACTGCTGGACCGATATCCTTGAACTCGCTAATATGTACCCGGATACTCGATCTCTATATATTAACTTCATCAACGTCGAAAAATTCGACAGATACCTCGCCCGTGATCTACTTAACAACCCCGGAGAACTAATTCCAGAATTCGAGACAAACCTAAAAGAAATAGATCTCCCCGTTGATAAAATCCTTAAAGATGCCCATGTAAGGATTATGAACGTCCCCACCAGGGTTCCCATAGGAGAGCTCAGAAGCAAACACTTAGGAAAGTTGATATCTATTGAAGGGATGGTCAGGAAGGCAACAGAAGTCAGGCCAAGGATTACAAAAGCGGCTTTCCAGTGCTTAAGGTGTGAACACATTACATTCGTGGACCAGCCTTCTTTCAAGTTTGAAGAACCTTTCTCCGGCTGTGAGAACGAAACCTGCGGGAAGAAAGGCCCATACAAAGTCAGGATCGAGGACTCGATCTTTGTAGATGCTCAGAAACTGCAGGTCCAAGAACCCCCTGAGGACCTTAGAGGCACACAGGCACAGAACTTGGACATCTCAATTGAAGAGGATCTGACGGGCTTAATATTACCCGGAGAGAGAGTGATCTTAACAGGGATCCTCATGAGCAGGCAGAGGACGATAAGGGATGGGAAATCAACTTTCTATGACATATTCCTCGAGGTCAATTCCATCGAGCGTATGGGTACTGCCTTTGACGAGATTGAAATCACGCCTGAAGACGAGAAGAAGATCCTCACTCTTGCTAGGGACCCGGCAGTCTATGATAAGGTTATCTCTTCAATAGCTCCTCTTATCTACGGCATGGATGACGTCAAAGAGGCCACAGCCCTACAGCTCTTCTCTGGCGTTCCGAAAAACGCTCCGGATGGTTCATACCTCAGGGGAGACATCCACCTGCTCTGTGTGGGGGACCCCTCAAAAGGCAAAACCAAACTCATGAAGTCTTCACAGGCCAGGTCCCCAAGGGCGGTATTCACAAGCAGAAAAGCTACAACTGCCGGAGGCCTGACAGCCATCGTCACAAAAGACGAAAAATTCGGAGAAGGTAGGTGGGCGGTTGAAGGCGGTGCCCTTGTGATGGCAGACAAGGGCGTTGCCTACGTCGACGAAGCCGATAAGATGAGACAGGGTGACAGAGATGCTTTACACGAGGCCATGGAGCAGCAGGAGATAAACCTGGCCAAAGCCGGCATCATCGCAACCCTGAAAACCCGCACTGCTGTATTCATGAGCGCAAACCCGAAGTACGGAAAATTTGACACTTACGAGGGCCTTGCAGAACAGATCAATATGCCGCCCTCTCTACTATCCAGGTTTGATCTCATCTTCGTTTTGCTGGATACCCCTAACGCTGTAGAAGATGCGAGAATATCGGAGCATGTGTTAGGCACTCATACCGCAGGGGAGATGCGGCAACAGCGTGAAACGGTCTCTGATTCCGCCTTCTCAACTGAAGAACTGGCTGAAGCTTCCACACACGTTAGACCCGAGATCCCTCCGGACCTTTTCCGGAAACACGTCGCCTATGCAAGGAGGAATATCTTCCCTGTTCTGACGACAGAAGCCAGGGACCACATACACCATTTTTACCTGGACCTTAGGAAAACGGGACAGTCAAGTAAGATAAAATCGATACCAATCACCACACGGCAAGAAGAAGCCACTGTACGGCTCGCCGAGGCCTCTGCAAGGGTAAGGTTAAGCCAAGGGGTTACACTCGATGACGCAAAACGTGCGACTCGGCTGATGCTTAACTGTCTCCGGACTGTGGGTATTGACTCTCAATCCGGGGAGGTCGATGCATCGGTCCTCAATGGTGGATCATCAAAGAGCCAGCGGGATGTAATTAGGATGGTAAGAGAGGTCCTCCAGGAGCGCGGCAGGAAATATCCCGCAGGTAAGGTACCTGTCCAGGATCTTTTCAACGAAGCAGAGCAGCATGGCATCAAAAAAGAGAGGATAGAAACAACTCTCAAAAAAATGACCTCAAAGGGAGATGTCCTGATGTGGGGCAAGGAGCATGTAAAACTCGTGGCATAATATTTTTTTATATTTTTATTTTTGCATCTTTTATTAACGGCGTTAACAATATGAACTTTTAAACTAATTTATAAATAGATCTTCATGTCAGCAGCTCAGAAAAAGAAGAAAACGAAAAAGAAAACAACCCGAAAACCTCCGGTTTGGAAATGGACTCCATTGAGGAAGAAAGCTGCATTACTGTTATCACTCGGCACTAAAAAATATGAGGACGTCGCTTCTGAAGTGGGGGTAAATGAAAGGACCTTATATGACTGGAGGCAATCTCCCATATTTCTGGAAGAAGTGGACCGCCTCACTCTGAAAAATGAGCTCGCAACCCGGGCAGGCCTTCTCCGCGAATGCCTAAAAGGCCTTGACCTGAAAAAGGATCACATCGAAGGCGATAAGAACACTCACCTCCATTACGTGCAGGCTATCGCAGAGCTACAGGGTCTGACAAAGCAGAAAGTAGAACTGTCCGGAAACATGGGTATGGAACATTCAGGTGGAGTCGTGATGTACTTCCCGGACAATGGCCGGGATCCGGATGTCCCTAAACCTGAAAAACCAGCTGAAAAACAATAAAATCGCTTTATTAAAGAATAGCGGATGTGTGTTTTATGGATGAAAATGATGATTACTATTTATTAGCAGAGCTACATGGTAATTTTTTAAATATTTATGATGCATTTCACAAAATTCCTATGGAAGGTAGCCCTGATTCAGAAAATGCAGAAAAAGTGCAAGAAACTGTGCAAGAATATATTAATTACCTTAATGATCATAAAAGAATTATTGAAAGTTTAATTAACAATGCATATAATTTTTTATAATTTGATGTATAGATGAAAGAGATAAAGCCACAGCCGGGCCCCCAGGAAACTTTTCTCTCCTCTCCAGCAGATATAATTTTATATGGGGAGTCAGCCGGGTCGGGAAAGTCCTGGTGTCTCCTTTATGAACCTCTCAGACATATCCATGTCAAAGGTTTCACTTCTACAATTTTTCGGAGAACGTACCCTCAGATTAAAAATGAAGGTGGTCTGTGGGATACTTCGCAGGAGATCTATCCCTACTACCCGAAAGGGTCAGCAATACCAAGAGAATCAGATCTCCTATGGTATTTCCCTGTTTCCGGAAACTCGATTAAGTTTGCGCATCTGGAGCACGAGAAAAGCAAGCACAACTATCAGGGCGCACAGATCTGCTATATCGGCTTTGACGAACTCTGCCACTTTTCCGAAGGCCAGTTCTTTTATCTCCTCTCCAGGAATCGCTCAACATGCGGTGTCAAGCCCTATATGCGGGCCACATGCAACCCGGATCCTGACAGCTGGGTTGCAGACTTTATTGCCTGGTGGATTGATCAGGAAACAGGATATCCCATCCCTGAAAGATCCGGTGTGATCAGGTATTTTGTCAGGCACCTAGATCATATCTACTGGGCTGACACCAAAACTGAACTCCGGGAGCAGACCAAAGACATAATCCCGGAAGAAGATTTCCATCCTCAGTCCTTTACTTTTATTGCAGCGAAGTTGGAAGACAATCCAGCCCTTACCACGAAAGACCCTGGGTACAGAGGAAGACTCCTAGCTCTTCCTCTTGTGGAACGCGAACGACTTCTAGGTGGCAACTGGAAGATCAGGCACACTGCGGGAACTATGTTCCGGACGGATTGGTTCACGTTTATTGACCGCTCAGAGGTTCCGGAAAAGATGAAAATATTAAATATCGGCGAACCAGAAATCTTATCCCTCGATAATGAATACCGCAAAAGGAAAGGAAAAATGCGAAAGGTCCGCTGGTGGGATACAGCGGCAACAGAACCAAGCTCTGAAAACAAGGACCCCGACTGGACTGCAGGCCTGCTTATGGGAGAGCTGGACGGAAGGTTCTACATCTTGGACCTGAAGCATGATAGGAAATCCCCGGCAGGCGTGGAAGAAATGCTTAAAACTACGGCTGAAACGGACGGTAAAGAAGTCGATATAGGGATGGAGGTAGAGCCAGGATCTGCAGGCAAGAGGGAAGCTGATAGGCTCAAACGAACTATATTTTCAGGGTACACATTCAGAGGAGAACGCAGCACAGGCGATAAGGTGACCAGGGCAAAGCCATTCTCGGCAGCATGTGAAAATGGCCTGGTCTATGTGGTGCGTGCCCCCTGGAACCATGAGTACCTTAACGATCTGATCAATTTCCCGAATCCGAAATATCACGATGACTGCGTGGATGTCTCAAGTGCGGCTCATGAATACCTGACTCGGAAAGGACTAAAGAAAATCAAGGACCTCTCTGCCATGGTCCAGACCAGAAGAAGATAATTTTCTGAAAATTCTTTGTTTTTTCTTAGAAAACAAATATTTTTTATATATTAACGCCGTTAACATTATAAAAAACGAGGAAAAACATGACTATTTTCGAATCTTTCTCACTGGAAGATATACTTGCTTTTGGTGCAGGCCTAGGGGCTTTCGCAACAACACTCTACTTATACGCCCGCCGCAAAGGATTCAAACTCCTTTCTACCGAACTTGAGCAGCTGCCTGCTCAACTTGAGATTGCTCAGGAATCGCTGGAAACTCTGAAAAATGAGATCAATACCGCAAAGGGAAACATCTCGCTTGCAGAACTTGCTGATATCGTATATACGGCTGAGCAGTATTCTAAGGGTGGCTTCACTGCAGCCGAGGCAGAGACCCTGGGTAAGAAAATCATCGACGCCGCAGCAAGTAAGTGAGGTCCATGGTTGAGTTCAACGCAGCTGCAGATCCGGGTACCTTTCAGAAGAAGAGAGTCGCCGCATCTATTACAATGCTCCGAAAAAAGGAAGAAAAAACAGAGTTCGGTGGCTACATAAATTTTGATCAGAACAACCGCTTCACCAGGTACCAGCAGCTGGCCAGATCCACATCCCACGTATCAGTTCCAATTGAAAAACTCGGTCTTTCTTTGACAAAAGGGATGCAGTTTGACGGCCGCAGCGCCCGAGCTGTCAAACAGGTAGAGGAAATCGCAAAAAAAACAAACCTCATCGGCCAGTTCCAGACTATCGGCAGACTACATCCCAGGGACGGGACTTACATTGCCATTCCTAAAGGCAACACTCCAGAAACTTTCAGACTAGAACCGCTTCTTCTATCAGCTACCACTCTTCTTCCGGAAGGCCTCGACAAACTTTCAACAGATGATATGCTGCAACCCGAAATTGAAAAAATCATGATTAATGAGGGAGGGAAAAACCCAACAACTCTAAAACCGGAAGACGCGGTTCTCGGTGTCAACGGTGAATGGGATTTCGTCCAGGAAGATATCAAGAAAAGACAGACCTACGGGTTGTATGGAAAATCTATCCTGGAACCTCTCGAACTAACAATCCAGAACTATCTCTCAATCAATTTTGGTTATGTTCAATTCGTAAAAAAATACGGGGCTGGCCGCTATCACATCGATTTTGAGGCCCTCGGAAAATTGGTGGAAAACGACCTGATAGAACCTGAAAAAGCGCAGGAACTGGTCAACAAATTTCTGGACAGTCACCAATACCTGGAAGAAAACGAGGACATGGCTACCTTCGGGGTGAAAATCAACCCACTGGATGCAAAAGGAGCCCTCGACGTCTTGGCGTACAAAGAAAGTCTCGAAGTAGATCTCGCAATCGGTCTGTTCCAGAGTCCGGTTACGATGGGGAAAGCAGAGGGTACGACCTATGCATCGAGTTACATTGTCGAAGATGAGCGGCTCATGGGCCTTGAAGGCCTCCAGAAAACAGTCACAAATATAGCTAACCAAGGGGTCAGGAGACTTCTCACTCTTATGCGGAAAGACCCTGACCTTGTAGAGGTCCAATTCGAAGAACTCAGCCGGATCAAAATGTCAGCACAGGAAGTTCTCGAGTGGTACAACAGCGGAGTGATCTCAAAGCAGGCAGCTCTGAAGTGGGGCGGATTCAAGGAAGATGATATCTCAGAGGACTAAAATGGACGATAATGATACAGGTCAACTTCCTTTCATCGAGTACAGGAAAAACACTACACCACATATGAGTGGCGTCGATGAAGTATATCTTGTAGTTCGAGGACCTACCCTTGATGAGTGCAGGAAGCATTTCGACGAAATCCTGGAAAAAACAGATGTGAAAAAATAATGCTCCTTGACTCCTCTGAAATCCGGAAGCTCGAAACAAGCTTCCTTCTTCTTTTCGAAAAAACTCTTTTCAAGGGCATCAAAGGAAGGCCTGCACACTCTTACCTGAGATCAGTCAAGACCCAATTCAAGTCGAAAACTTTCCAGGTCCAGATTGACAGAATTATCAACGACGTCTACCTACGCTCAATAGATTATACTGACAAACGACTCGGTATCAAGAAGAAAAAAGCGAGCAAAAGTGCCAGCTTTTCTGCAGCTGCAGCAAAACCTCTCCCCATCACTGAGGAAGCTGTCAGACAGGCATCAAGCCTCTCAAAGGAAGTCACCGAATCTGTTATCCGGATCCTCAAGGACGATGGCCTTTATCTGGAGCATCCGAACAAACTGGAGAAAAGAGTAAGGGATATATGGGGAAACCAGAAACACAAGGCCATCAGGTTCACCAGGACCTTCACAGCTGACGTAGCCACTAATACAGAGCTCTGGCGATATCAGGACTCCGGGATAGACGACCTGCAGTTCTATGCGAAGATCGATGATAAGACAAGCCCACAATGCAGGATGCTGCACGGCACAATTTTCAGGGCAGATTCTCCCGAGGTCCGGAGGTACAGGCCACCTCTGCATTTCCACTGCAGATCAGATCTGATCCCTGTCCCCGTCACCCGGAAAGTGGATCCAAAAATGCGGTTCGAGAACAGGAATTTCAGCAGGTCAATGGACCAGAAGTTCAACCCCCTTGATGACCGGGTTGATAAGGATCTCATCGACAAAACGTTTGAGGATATCGATACCTTCAACGAGAAATACCGAATAGATCAGTTTATCCTGGACGAGGATCTCGAGGCTAGGCTGCAGAAGTTGAATGTTCAGGTCCTGACCGAGCTGCCATCAGGGAAGAGCAGAGAATCAATTATAAGAGACTACGAAGTAGATATTAAAAAAAGGAAAACTGAGAAGGCAATTCTCTTCGACGAAAAAGGAAATATTCTGCTAGAAAAAACAGGTGGAGTGGACTACGTCTCATTCACAGATGAGGAGGTAAAACTTTTTGAAGGGACTTTCATGACTCACAATCACCCGAGGTCAAGTTCTTTCTCAATGCAGGATATAAGTTTAGCATGCAGGTCAAAGCTAAAGGAAATAAGAGCAGCTGGGAAATTCCGGACTTATATCATGAAGGCAAAAAATGGAGAAAACTTGTATCCAGACCTCTGGTATAAAAAAATAAGCGATGTATACGAGTATCATAACTCTGAAGTAAGACGAGAATTCCTGCGTAAAATTGACAATGGAGAATTGAGTATAGAAGATGCTGAACTTCTCCATTCCCATGAAGTATGGACAAGAGCAGCAAAGGATATATCAGATCTTGATTATTCATACATAGAGGAGAAAACATGATAGGTATAGATGACAGTGAATTAAGCAAGGTAATCTACAGTCCTGTCTGTCTTCCCTGCAAACATTTCAACAGAAAGGCTTATTCTGAATCAAACGAAAAAATATGTGAAGCTTTCCCAGATGGTATCCCAGATGAAATTTGGCGAGGCGACGACGACCATAAAAAGCCTTATCCCGGAGATCACGGGATCCAGTTCGAACACATTTGAAAATCATCACCACACAAAAAACAGCCTGAGCCTGAATATGATCGCCCGATGTACTGCGAAAATACGGTTTCCAGAGGGTTTGAAAAAACCCGCACATGGCACTAACTGGTGTAAATTTGTGCCTGGGGCAATGATGGCTAATCACTCTTTTTATTAAACCAGCTTATCCCAAACCAATTTTATTTCTCCATCAATAAGAATTTCAAAATTTCATCCTTATGTATAGCCAACCATTAGGAATTTGGATATGAGTTTTAAGTTTCTCCATTCTGGCTGGCAAACTATTCTAGTAAATTTATCTATACGATCTCAAGTCCGTAAAAACTTGATTAATATATATACATAATGAAACAAATATCAAAATAAACACAAAAAAAGCATAAAAGAAACCTTCGGAGCATTCTTGAGAGATCATGAGTGTACAAATCCCTGCAAGAAACGATTCGACTATAAGAACCAGGCAATTTTCGTATCCTGTAAGGGCTTTTAATTCATCAATGCTTTCAAGATCCAACGTTTCACGTAAAGTGGAAATTATTGAATTAAATCTATTTACTCTATCTTCTTTATGATAGTTTTTTGTGTCAAAATTAATATCTTTTTCATGCTGTTTATACCAGTTCTCATACTCTTCTGCAAACTTTAGCTGTTTTTGTGTAACGACTTCTTTTTGTTTTTTGTATCGATCAGATATTGAAAAAATTATAGTTCCCGCTATCGCTAATGTGAAATAAAGAGACGCAAAAGAAAACTGATTTCCTCCCAACCCATTTAAATTAAAAAAATTATTAGGCTCAAAACAAGATATAAAACCTATGAACATATTGGTAAGAGATTCATCCTTCGTTTGTAATATCAGTGAAAGAACCCAGAGGAGAATCGCATAGGCAAATACAGATATAAGAATAACAAATGAATTAAATTGTAGTCCTAAAATAAACTTAAGAATTAACTTCTTCAAGCCAATTTTTATAAATGGGGATTTTTTGTATTTCAAGTAAATGAACGCTAAAAGGTACACTAAAATAGTAGGTAGTACAAGAATTAAAACTGGGGACAAATAATAACTAAACTGTATTTTGATCGATTCAAAAGAAAAAACGTTACTTAAAATTTCATTTAGGAATTTTAAATTTCTTGGATAGATTAATATGAAAAAACAGTAGCAGTTAATGTAGCAAAAATAAAATTGTACCAATTCTTTATATTTGTACCCCTAAAATATAAGTTCTGAAGTAAAATTTCTTCGTCAGAATGCTTTAAGTTGTCTCGAAGAGTGCCAATTATATTACTTTTTTTATCATTATTTATTTCATTCTTTGAGATCTTAGAGCCTAGATTCGGCAGGTTAACGTAATTAGAGATAGATATTTTCATATTTCTCTCCCATTAGACCCAGTATCTTCCAGTGAATCTCCTCCATATTCAATATTTCTGACTTCATTTGTCCTTTGTTCTGAGAAATAAGTTCTGTAATTCCCTGAAAATTGAAAAATATCCATCTCATTGTAGGTCTTTTTGTTGGTTTCCCTTTTTGATCTGGAATCGTTTCATTTTCTTCTTCTAATTTTGTCCTTAATTTCCATTCTGCAATTGAATAAATCATTAAGCAGAGAACCATTATCATAGTCATCGCTTCAATTCTCTTTTTGTTCTTGAGGTAAACTTTCGATATGCTAAAGGTGTTACTTTTCAAGAATCTGAATCCTTTTTCCACGTTATCCTGCCCTTTGTAATACTTCAGCATATCCTCAGGAGAAAGATTGATATCATTACTTGCAAGAATAAAAAGTCCCATTTTATCCATTTCATTTAAAACAAAAGCATCATTAACCTTTATGATTCCATTAATCCTGCAATAAGTCTTTAATTGCTCATCTTTTGAAGGTCTGCCTCTTTTCCCCAACTCACGTTTTTTAATGGATTTCACATCTACTTTTTCAAATGAGACAGAAGGGAAATCTTGAATCCATTTTTCTGCAGCTTTTAATGCATCCTCTTCGCAAAAAAAGTCCTCTCCTTTCAGTTTTTTAAAAGACTTCTCTGCTTTTTCAACCTCTTTTTCAAGCTTCGTCCTGAGAGTTTGCTCTTTCTTCTCTTTCATCTTGTGAGAAAGCAGCAAAACCCACTTTTGTTTGACTCCACCATATTCCACAAAGGTTTGATAAAATGAGTATCTTTCGTCGCTTTTTAGCGTTTTCAGGTTCAGATTTGCAGTTAGCAGTTCCTTTGCCTCGGTAATTGTTGCGGGAACACGACTGATCCAGAATGACTTTCCCATGTTCTTGATATTATTGTCTGTGTAAAAGGAACTATCAGCGACGTAGTAAACTTCGCTTTCAGGTCTTAAAACTGATTTGAGAGACTGGATCGCTTCCAGAATTGTGTTTTTGTCGGAAGAATTTCCTGAATGTGTGTTCATGAAAAGAGGTATCCCATGCTGATTAACAATCAAGCTAAGTACAAATTGTTTGAGGTCCCATCTTCCGTTTTTGGGAATTCCAAAAGTAATGTCAATAGACTCAGTTTCTTCGTCATCATAATCCCCATAAACGCTGACACTTGTAGTGTCAGCGTGTAAACAATGAACAGGAATAGGTAGATGAGTCATGATGTGAAGAGCAATTTCCGTAAACAGTTTTGTAGGGCCATATTTTACGATTCTGTCAAGAGTCTCTCCGATAACGTATTGATTCAGATCCTCTCTTGTTATACCGTCTCCGAAAAGCCTTTCCGTAGAAATGTTTTTAAAAAAATCAGGAAACAGGTACAGACGTTGCCCTACGAAACCAAGACCATTGAGCAACATGGCAAGGATGCAGACTGAGTGAGGGACAGTATGATCCCTTTCTTTGGGAAGTTTTTCATCGATCAGATTGTCAACCTCAAGTTCTCGGAACACTCCAACTATCAGACCAAGGTGACCTAAGAACCTTGTACGTTTTAGGGAGGATTCAACTCTTCTACTGCTGTCTTTTTCTGCCATGGGAAAACCAGGACAAAGATATAAAATTAATAATATTAAGATATTTGTTTACCTGCCGAATCTAGGTTAGAGTATACGCTTAAAAAAGATTTTTCTGATGAGTTTAAAGTATTAGCGATTTTTGTGATTAAAATACTAAAAAATGAATAAAAAGTGAATAATGCAATGTAATTGTAGGGTAAGAAAAACGAGACAATCAATGAACCTATTAGAAGTATTATTAACTTTTTATCCCAAGAAATCATTGTATTTTTAATATTGCTACATCTAAGCATCTCGATCCGTCTCAGCCTTCAGAGTTTCATATTTTGAATTGTGCACTCCGCGTTTTAAATTTTGTCACAATAAAATATAGTTGCTACATTGAAAGGTATTTGATTGTAGACAATATATAGAACCGATCTTTTAATTTCACACTGTCATTTATAACATGCCTGAATGTTTTTCAAACTCTCACAAACGTATAAACACAAATAAATTTATATTTGTTAACACCGTTAACACTATAAACGATGACTGTTCTGATCGAGGGAACGACGTTCCCTTTGGACAAGAAAAACGCTAACGACTGGGGCGTGCCCACGTCAGAGGCAGACAACGCTCTCTCTTCTCTCAAATCTGCTGTGGTCCGGATCTGCTCTCGCGCATTTGCTCACATCTGCGACATAGTAGAGGATCCTAGCTCGGAAATTGGCAGGGTAGCAGACGCCTGGAAGGAAGGTAACACCATCGTGGCCAGAGCATCGATTACTGACTCGATCGCCGAGCGGAAGATTTCAGAAGGGACCTGGGAAACACCTGGTCTGTGTATGCCCTTGGAGATGACGATGGGAGTGGCTGGATAAAAAATATCGAAGTCAGGTCAATGACTCTTGTCCGGAATCCAGCCTGGAAGGAAGCACAGTGGTCGGTTGTAGCTTCAAAGAAGGACCCGGGTAAAAAAGAAATCCGATTCATTTCTCGATTCAAAATTTCAGCATCAAAAGGGGGTATAAACATACCTGAAAACGATCCAGAAAACAACCTAGATGCCACTAAAATGGCAGCACTCGAAGCTGAGAACAAAAAACTCAAGGAAGATATGGCAGCATTGACAGCTTCTTTTGAGGAGCTGAAAAAGAACTACGACAACGCAGCAGTAGCTGCAGCCTCAGGAATACCTGCAGATAAATTCCAGGAAATGGTTGAGACTAGGTCAAAGGCTATCGCCAGTTCCATGATGGAAGCCTGGAGGGAAGATCAGGCCAAGAACGCAGCTACGCAGAGATACACAAGAGCAGCAATGTCAGCTGGCCTTGAGCCAGACCTGAACCTTATTAAGAGTCTGACTGCAGGTCAGATCGAAGATCTCGCTGCATCGTATGAAAGTATAGCTCCTGCAAGTGTATTCGGTAGCGGACCGCAGATCAAGTATCCGGCAAACAACGGTCCGAAGCAGAGCTGTGTCGGCAGATGGAATGAAGCTGAAAAGAAATGGGAGGACTTCTGATGGTAACTCCTTTCAAAGGAATCCAGGCCCCTAACAACGATGTTGTGATGGGCGGAGAAGAGCCTCTTGAGTATCTCACAGCAGAAGGGGCCACAATAAAGCCGGGTCACCATGTGAAAAAAGGATCTACCGACGACCTGATAACACCTGGCGACGCCTCAGGAAACTCAATCGGTTGGGCAGGATACGGAAAAGCCGGAGTGTTCAAACCAACTGATACGACAACAGCCTACGCAGCAGGAGATCTCGTGCCAGTACATGAGAAACCGGGCCTTCCTGTGAAAGCATGGCTTGCTTCTGGGGAGACTGTTGTCAAGGGGCAGCCTTTGAAGCCAGCTGCGAATGGGGAGCTTGCAGCAGCAACCGTAGGGACGGACGATATCATTGCCAGGGCTGCAGAAGATGCTTCCGGGAATGTACAGTTCATGATCAAATCAATGATCTGAGGTGAAAAACGATGTCAAACGCACTTTTTGAAGTTTCGCGGACAATGGATACAATCATCCACCCACCGCTCAGGCAGATCAACAAGGCAAGGAAACTCGTCAACGTCGTTCCAGGGGAAGGAATCGGAGAGCTCAGTGTAGATTGGATAGAGTTGGAGGCGATGTCGGATGCGATGATAGCCTACAGCTTCAGTACAGGAGCAGAAGATACTGTTGACTTCTCTTTGCAGAACAGTAAGATTCCCCTGATCTGGAAAGATTTCACCTTGGACCGCAGGCTGTACGAGGCGATGAGGAGAAAGAACACTAACGTCGACGCTTCCGCTGCGTTAGAGGCAGCCTATACGGTTTCCTCAGCTGAAGAAATGATGATACTTCGAGGTATCACAAGAAACGGGACTACCTTTGAAAAGAACGGTTTGTATGAAGGAGCCGGCCAGGACTACAGCACACCCAAGGCTATTGGAACTTACGGTGGGATCCAGGATGCGGTTACCGATGTGTATGAAATGATGGATGACTCTGATGTCCCGACAGACAGCCTGCGTTGGAACCTGTCAATGTCTCCAAACATCTACAACAAAGTGAACAAAAGCCGGAGTGCTAACGACGTTAAGGAAATGAAAGATCTACTCGAGCTCCTCGGGACTCCAAACAATCCAGGTAACGTGTTTAAAAGCAACACACTCCCGAGTGTAAGCACAACCGGATCTGCACTTCTCACACCAACCCCGGATACCGGTAGCCAGTACTTTGACTACTACCTTTCAGCTGAAGTCCAGACTGAACTAGGCCAGGACGGCAAACATCCAAGAACCGGACCTATTTCCGGAAGAATATTCGAGTCTGGAGTTCTCCGGATCCGGAAGAATGCAGTAATCGGAAAGATGACTGCACTTTCGACGGCAGCTTCAGTATAAAGGTGATCGCATGGTTCAGAAATTCAACGTGGAAGTCATGGTACATCACCTCAGGATCGGCGACAACACATACAAAAAAGGTGAAAAAGTTACGTTCACAGTCGATGAAGTGAAGCGCCTTGGTCAGTCTGTCAAGATCCTTGCCGAGGTCCCTGAACAAAAAGAACATAAGGCCCAGAAGGTAGCTGCTGCACCAGCTGCTCGGGCGACAGCAACCACACCAGCTACAGCCAAGAAATCTGGAGTATCCGAACAAACTGAAGAAAAGAAGTGATCCCTATGGTCCTATGTTCTGTGGAAGAAGTTCGTGTTGAGGTGTCTCCTAGATCGTTAACGAATGCCGATATCGCGAATATCATCGCGAGGACCTCACGGTCCGTGGCTACCCAAACGGGTGGGAGCGCAGATGCTTCAGACAATGATCTCCTGAACTTGGCCTGCATCCACATCTCTGCAGCTGCAGTTCTCCGCAAGATGAGAGTGAACGGAGAACTTGCAGCCCGGGTGAAGATCGGAAACAGTGAGCAGCAGAACACAATTGACAAGGACATCCAGGACCATGAAAACCAGGCAGCCATATACATGAAAAAGTACCGTTACTCCCCGGGATACAGAGTTCCATACGGGCGTTCAGGGCCCAGGACAGTGAACAAAACGGACTGAAAAAACATGAACTCGCTGACGCTTGGAATGATCCACACCTGCAACGTACTGAGTATCTCCCAGGACCAGAAACTGGAATTTTCGAATGGTTCAGTAGCTTTCACAGTTGGAGCTCTCCTGACGGGAGCAGACTCGGCAGCTACAGGAACCATCAAGGAGATATTTCTCGAGTCCGGATCCTGGGCAGTCTCTACGGCTACAGGCCATCTGATCCTCTCAAACGTTTCCGGAACATTCCAGGCAGGCGAATATATTCACGATGAACATGGGGGGGCCTCATCTGCCTCCGGACCGGCCGAGCCAGTGACTGACGGGGTAGGAACTCCTCAACTCACCACAACTTCCAGACACTGCCCGTCCTGCAGGTTCTCGCAGGCTAACCAGTCCGGAGGTACAATCCAGTCTCAGGATAGCGGAGATTACATTGTCGCCGAGCCTCTTCTATTCCTTCCTGTTGAAGCTGTGATCCAGGAAGGAGACTTTGTCTCAAGCAATGTTCCCGGGTACACAGGTCCTTACAAAGTCATGCATGTTGGAGCTGAGTATGAGCTGTTTCTGAACTCAAGCGGAGATCCTGAAATCGATCACCTCGAGGTCGAACTGAAGGTGGTGAAAAAACGCAGTTGATATTCACATGCCCAGAAGAAGAGCAAAGAGAGCTCATCAGGCAGGGCAAGGTCAAACCTGTACAATTCATCTTTTCAAAGGAAGAAAGAGGAAAACTCCTGGCTGAAGGAAAGCTTGCCTCGGTAGACGGGCAGCTGCTCATCACCGCTGAGGGAGAAGATCTTTCTGAGTTAATTTTCTCCGGGAGGGTGAAAGCGCTCGAATATAACATGTCAGTAGAGCTGAAACACCAGTTGCTGCTCGAAGGAAAAATGATTGCTATCATAGAGGTGGATGGTCAGCAGGTCCGATGGAATCCAGCTACAGAACCGGATCCCAGGATCAAAGGCAACGAGAACGGAGGAGGGCGTAGAGGAAAAGGAGGGTTCCGATTCAGCCCATATTTCCATAAGAAAGGAATTTTCCTTCAAGATGTTGCGAAGCTTGGCATGATCAAGGCAATTGATACTGCACACAGACAGATCGTTCAGGGCTACGATCCCGAAGCATATGTTTACGAGGACCCCAGACTGCTGGATCTAAGTGCTTTTTTCAGGTATTTCATTGCCGAAAAGTTCGGAGATGATGCAAGAAAACTGAAGTTCATGTATCAACTGGCTGACATCATTCTCTTCCTCATGAAAGAAGATGTGTACTACCGTGCACGCTTTTTCTCACTATTCAAAGATATCCCCAGGCACGAACTCACCGAGCCGGAAAAGGAGAATATTCAGAGATGGCACTGATCGGCTGGGTTCTGAGTTTTTTCCTTGCTCTGAAAAACACATTCGATGAATGGGAGAAGGAAATGAAGCAATTCGCTGAAGAGCATCCAGTCGGAGCTGCAGCGATGCGAATGTATGAAGATCAGTACTACAGAGGTTTCTGAGATGTCCGACCCGGTCTACATCACAATCGAGCAATGTGAGAAACACCGTGAAAAGCTGCAGGGTTCCCTCTGTGATTCGATCAGCAAGGAAAGGGAAGACAGGAAAGAGGATCAGGACAGGCTTGAAAGAGGCATTGAGCGGCTTGAAAACCGCATGGACCGGATGAACTCAAAACTGTCAGCGGTCGTGATCGAGCTCCTCATCGGGCTTCTCCTCGGGATCCTGGCATACATCGGAGGGAAAATCTGAATGGCTGACGTGTTCCGGGTCGATGTCAAAGGAATCAAGGAACTGCAGGCAAAGTTCAGGCAGATCGACTTCGAGATGCAGCAGATCCTTTCTCAGGCCACCTCAGCCGGAGCTGCAGTCGTTGTTCGTGAAGCTAAGATCAATGTGGGCCGAGGACATCCTGACTATCCGGAACGGATCACTGGCGCTACCATGCGAAACATCCGCGAAGTCAGGAAAGAGAAGTCTGCAACCAAGTGTGTTTCTCAGGTCGGAGGTACTCTCGAGCATATGATGAGGCTCGAAAAAGGTTTCATGGACACCGACCGCATGGGACGCAGATTTCACCAGCCTCCGAGACCATTCCTCAGGCCTGCGCTGGACGAGAACGAGGAGGAAATCAAGAAGGCCTTCGAAGAAAAAGTGAAGCAAGTTCTGAGGAAATACGGATGACGATCATCGACGAGGCAGTCCGAACAATTCTGATGAACGATGCAACTGTCACGGGTTTCGTAGGGACCAGGATATTTCCAAAGAAACTACCTCTTACATGCACTTTCCCTGCAATTTCAATCCACAAACCGTCAAACCCATACAATCAGATTTCGAGATCCCCGAGGTTTCAGATTTCCTGCTGGACTGAAGATTATCTGCAAGTGCAGCAGCTCTCCAAGGCTGTTGAGGCTGCCCTGGAAGGATTTTCCGGGATTGTCTCAGGCATTGAAATTATCAGAATTATCCCACTGGACGCTCCGGATCAGGACGAGGACCTCCCTGGAGTCTATCACATCCCTTACGATTTTCGAGTAATATTCAGGAGGTAAAAAATGGTAAACTATCAAACCGGTGTGAAGAACCAAAACACTATCCGCTTTGGTTCTGCCAAGATTGAGGTCGGTGAAACGGAATCAACTCTCATAGATCTCGGTATTGCAGAAGGCATCTCTTTCACAGAAGAGTTCGAACCAATAGAGGTCAAGCCGGACAATGGTCCAAAACTAACCCTCGGTACCAAGAACCATATCGCAACCGTTGCGTTCTCCATGATGGAGTTGAACCTGGAAAATCTCTACCTGATAAGAGGTGGGATTGACACAAAAACAAACGTTGCAGGATCCGCAACCCCTGTCACAGATGAAGAGCACATCCTTTCAGGTGTCGAGTTTGCTCGTCTGGACCACAAGAACGGTGACGGGTCCATCGTTACTTCCGTCACTGTGGTGGATGCTTCAGACAACGCCTGTGTCCAGGACACAGACTATATTCTCGCTCTCGATCCAGAGGGGTACACCTGCATAGCAAGGGTAGCGGGGTCAACTGTTCTCACGGATGGGGATACGGCCAAGGTAGACTACACATACACGCCAAACGCCTCAATCGAACTCAGCTCAGGCGGTCTGAACACGATCAACCCGCGGGTGGCAAGACTCACAAACACAAACGCAGCCGGGAAAAAGTTCGAAGTGACGGTATACAAGGCCTCTAACAAGAATGGGATCAAACTTGAATTCCCAGCCGACGACGCAGCAGACGTTATGAAGCCGGAGATCACTCTGGAAGGAGTTGTCGATACAACTCGCACTGCAGGAGATCAGTTGTTCAAGATCGTGGACGAGCAGGGGGTCCTGGCATGACTGAAGACATTCTGAAAGACTTTGACGTCTTGGAGCCTCCGAAACGAACGGCTAAGATCGGAGGAAAAGAAGTTGATGTTTCGAAAGTTTCTCCCCGGGTAACAGCGCACTTCCTTAGAGTTCTAAAATAATGGGGAAACAATGCGCTCGATGAAACACAGGGGATGGACCCGGAGATGGTAGAAGACATTGCAGACGTCGTCTCAATGATCTGTAAAAAATCTTCTCCGGAAATGACAAAAGACTGGTTCCTGGACGACATCGACATTGTTCCCTTTATGGAATTCGCAAAATTCATTTTCGAGCCGATGACGGCAAGACTGAAAGAAGTGGGGTCAAAAGGGTCTGGAGCTGAAGCAAAAAACTTACCATCGCAGATATCGTCGCCCAATTAGGCATGATGTATGCCTGGGCAACTCCCGAGTACGTCCTTGATAAAATGAGCATGGAACAGGCAATTCTGTTCTACCAGAAAGGCATGGAAGCAAAAAAAACAGACGCAGTAATCTTCTGGGGAGTTCTCGGGCAAGCCTTACGGGGAAGTGAAGGTGAAAATATCCAGGGACTTGAGAAGTTCAAGGAGCTGCACCCGGACGGGATCCTGAAGGACGGTGCCTGGGAAGTTAGCAGGTGACTTTATAAAAACGGTGAAGTGGGGGAATTATGACCTGGGAGAACTGGGTTCAGAAAGCTCTCCTCTACGAAAACGGAGAGCTTAAAATCGTTTCTGAAGTCGAAGAGAAACAGAAGTATGCTGACACGATAAAGCAGCTAGACGAATTGAGACGACAACAAAAACGGTGAAGTGGGGGATATGTCAGTCGGCGAGCTCGTAGTCTCTATCATAGGGGACATGAAAACCCTTAGCCAGGCTTTCACTAAAGTCCAAAAAGAGATAGGGGACGTCGGCACGAAATTCAAGGCAGCTGGCGCTCAAATGAGTTCGGCCGGCTCGGCGATGACTTCTGCAGTAACGGTCCCGATAGCTGCTATTGTTGGGTCTGGCGCCCTGCTTGTGAACTGGGCTTCCGACGTTGAAAAGTCTCAGGGACAACTCAGGGCATCTCTCGGGCTTACAGCTGAAGAGGCAGAGCGTTTAGAAGAGACGAGTATCTCCGTCTGGAAAAACGGATACGGAGAGTCGCTGGACGAAGTTAATGCGGGAATCGTCTCGATTCGGCATAACATGGCAGGGCTGGCGGATAATGAACTTGAATCCGTCACGACCGGGGCGCTAACGATTGCCCAGGTATTCGAGCAAGACGTTGACGAAGTTACTGCAGCCGCAGGCGTCCTGATGAAAAACTTCGGGATATCCGGAACTGAAGCTCTGGATACTATTACTGTAGGCTTTCAGAAAGGAGGGGACTTTTCTGGCGAACTCCTTGACACCCTCCGAGAATACGGTCCACAGTTTGCCAGCATTGGTCTGTCAAGTGAGGAATTTCTTTCCACCCTAATTGCCGGGGCTCAGGCAGGGGCCTGGAACCTCGACAAGGTCGGTGATGCTGTCAAGGAATTCAACGTCAGAGCTCAGGATGGCAGCGACACCACGGCAGCAGGGTTTGAGGCAATTGGGTTAAATGCGGCTGATATGGGTGCAAAAATAGCAGCTGGTGGTGACGCTGCAAAAGAGGCGTACATAGCAACAGTGACAGCACTCATGGCAATGGATGACCCTATGCAGCAGAATATTGCTGGAGTTGCTTTATTTGGCACTCAGTGGGAAGATGTCCGTTCTCAGGTCATTGAAGCCAGTGCAGCGCAAATAGAAAGTATCAAAGATGTATCTGGCGCAACGGCAGCAGTCACGAAAGAGATGGACGATTCCAATCCTATGCTCGCCCTGACAACGGCGATGAGAGAGCTACAAGCCGCTATGCTTCCTGTAGTGCAGGATCAATTAATCCCTCTCGTTCAAAACGACCTTCTCCCTATCCTTACAGACACTCTCGTCCCATTTCTCCGTGACGCTGTAATCCCTGTGTTATCTCTGCTGCTCCAAGGGTTTGCCGCACTGCCCGAGCCGATACAACTGCTCATAATAGGTGCGACAGCTCTGGTCGCAGCCCTTGGACCCGTCCTGATGATTGTGGGTTCGGTTTCATCAGGCATTGGAGCACTTGCAGGGCTCTTTGGTGCAGGTGGTGCCCTGGCCGGAGCAGGGGCTGTGATAAGCGGGCTCATAGCCGGACTTACTGCGCTGGCAGGCCCCATCCTTATCGTGGTTGCAGCAGCTGCAGCTTTCTATTATGGATTCACTCACTGGGAAGAAATTTCCGAAATCGTTTCTGATGTTCTGGGCTTCATTGAGGATGCGCTCGAAGATGTCTGGGGCTACTTTACCGGTCTGGATATGGCCGAGAAAGGCGGGGACATGTTCCGGGAATTTGTTGACGGAATTACCGCAGTCCTGCGAAACCAGCCTAAACAGATTATTCAGCAAACTCTCACAGCTGTCTGGCATTACCTCACGTCCTTCAGCCTTGTGCAGCCCGGGCAGAACCTGATAGTCACCCTGGCGCAGGGAATCGCTACCGTGGCAACACTTCCGATGAGGATGTTCCTTGACGCTCTGAACCAGATCTCTCAAGCGATTTTCGGATTCGATCTGTATGATGCAGGAGAACAGCTGATCTCATCGTTTTCCAGTGGAGTTTTCGACACTCTTTCCAAACTGTACGATTCTGTGATGGAAAAGGTAAACTCCATAAAATCACTGCTAACCGGGGCTAGCAGCACTTCAAGTTCATCGAGCTCGTCAAAATCGTCCAGCTCCTCCGGACTGACGTCCGTTTCAAAGAGCGCTTCGAACACTGCTGTAAAAACCGCATCGAGTAGTGTTCTCAGCGCAGTCTCAAGCGTGGCGTCAAGTGCGGTCGATGCTGGTGCTTCACTAATGTCAAACATTGCGTCTGGCATTACTTCCTCGGCTTCAACTGTATATAATGCGGTCTCGTCTGCCCTATCTTCTGTTAGCAACCTCTTGCCTCATAGCCCTGCAAAGGAAGGACCTCTCGCAGAGCTCCCGAATTGGGACGCCCTCTTCGCAGCTCCCGCCGAGACCAGTCTGGAAAACATGCAATCCAGTGTCCAGGCAGGCCTGCAGAACGTATCCCAGGTGATCAACAATACAACAAGCCAGGCGACTACCCAAAACAACTACGGAGGCAATACTATCAACCTGGGACCGAACACGATCGGATCCGAAATGGACCTGGAGCGGATCTTTGAGTATGTTTCAAAGCAGTTAGCTTCTCAGAAAAGAGCGAGAGGGTCCTGATGACAGTCACTTTCGATGGAGCTACAGTCAATGTGATCGGTACGAAAAGCTACGGGTACAGCATCATTGCTAATGCAACTCAGCTCTATAACGGAAAAACATACGCTGAACTGTCCCCTGAGACCTCTCCCTTCCCGAAAGAGTTTGACTGTTACTGCACGAACATTTCTGAAATCACAACGCTTGCAGGAAAGATAGGGTCATTCTGTACCCTGGTCATTGACTCTGATAGTTTTACTAATTGCTACATCTCCAAGCTCGGGGACATCAAAGAAGTCGAGGGAGACTTCCCAACTGGAAAATGGACTTACACTATTGAATTTTCGAGGCATACCGCATGAACGCCGAACTCAAAATTTCAGGAACCGGAACTATCCAGGTAATCGAAAAAAAACAGGATGAGGTAGACAATGGCAACATGTACACTGGTGATAACGAACGCAGGTAAAGAAGCTCTTGCCCGTAGAGCTGTCGGAGTAGAAGCTACCGCCGAATTTGACTACATCGGCACCGGGACAGGATCTTCTGCTGCAGCAGATACAGATACTGCACTGGAATCTGAGAACAATTCTAATGGGGCAGTCCGGACACAGGGCATTGCCACATATCCGGAAAACTACAAGGGCAGAGTTGTCATCACCCTTACAATTACCGGGAATGTAACCATTCGGGAGATGGGTATTTTCAACGCAGCTTCCGGAGGAACACTCCTGGCAAGAGGAATTTTCACAGAGGACCAGAATTACACCGCAGGTCAGCAGGTCCAGATAACCGGAGACACCAATTTCACGTCTTCATGAGGTGTTAAAAATGGTACTTGTAAATATAATACCGGTGGGAACTTCACCTTACTATACAGTTGATGATGAAGGCGTAATTCATATAACCCTAAAGGAAACTTTGCATAGTTACTCTGATGGGAGTAACCCTCAGCATGAGTTCACAGTAACAGTTGTAGAGCAAACCTTACAGGGTCTAAAAAATGCGCTTTCTCTCGCTATGGATGATGCGATAGATTATTTCAAGAAAGAGATAGACGCTATTGAATATAGAGAGCTTGTTCTTTCCGGTATGGCTGCAATAACAATTGATAATCCTTTGTTTTCGGCAGATACGGACACATATGAAAAAACTCAAAAAGTATCTGACGGTAATGGTGAAATTATCATTTCAGATACAATAAAGATTACAGAACAAACAGATCCTGTATATCTTGTATCTGCCTATGTGATGGATGCAGGAGAAACAAGGGACGACGCTATAGGAATAACAGTTTTGTGGAACTCAAATACAGGACACTCAAAACTAAAAGAAGGCCTTATATCTAAATTCAGAGAGATTAAAGATTCGTCTAGTACATTACTTGAAGATATAAAGTCTTCCATAGGGGTTACGTTGCCAAAAACTATATCGTCTGGGAACGGTGAGACAGAATGACAATAGGGACACCTGTTACTAAAATCATAGATAACGTTACCCTGTCTGCTTCCTCTAACCAGGACTCTGACGGTATAGATCTTTCCTCTGCGTTTGGTCTTTCGATAGGGTATGAACTTACATTTGATGGATCAGCTACTGGAGATGTAACACTTGAAGCCTATTCTGACCCAGACGGGGCAAGTTCTAGCTTCAGTATAGGAGCAAACCAGGATTACTTTTTCAGGAAAACAATACCGGTAGATGCAGGTAATCAAGCATCGAATGTAATCCCAATTCCTCCAAATGGGAAGTATGTTAAAATAAGGTTCGTTAATGCAGATGGCACATATTCAGTAACCGGTCTGAGCGCATGGAGTCATGTTAAGACAGGATAAAGTGATGTAAGATGTTTCCTCAATATTCGTGTTGGGATTCTTACGGACTTATCAAACTTGATTCTGTTGTTTCCATAGACGGACTACAGGTATTAATCTCTGTACCTAAACAGCCGGAGATGCAAGACGACGGCGCAGATCTCCGTTTTTGCACTCCCTATGGCGAGGAGATAAAATACGCTATCGAAAGCGTAGAATCCACATATTTTTCTGTATGGGTAAAGTTGCCAATCGGAATCGGAGAATTCCTTTTCTACTATGGAAATCAGGAAGCAGAATCTGAAAGCTCTCCAGATGATGTGTTTGATGAATTTTTTGATAAAAACTCGACTTCTGGATGGGATACGTCAAATATTGCAGTAACAACATATGGAGAGTATCTTAGGTTTTATAATCCTACATCTTCTTTAGTAGGAGGCGCACAGAGGTACGATCTTGATCTTCCTTCAAAATATATTATGGAGATACGAGCAAACCAAGTATCTATCCTTAGTTTGACATTTCTATAAAAATAAATACTCTTATTTTCGTTATTGGTTTGATGAATCTAAAAACAAAAATAAGAGCATTCCCTACTATTCCTAACAAGAATATATGTGTTCCTATCGGCTCGATGCTTGCTGTCCAATACTTTTATGAAAAACTTAATTTCTCTGATGTTTTTGGTAAGCATAAAAGCCGAGGTTTAGATCTCAATAGTTTATTAATAGGCTTGGTGAGCTACAAGCTCACCGAGAATTTTAGCATTAAAGAAGCTGGCAAATGGTTAAATCAGAAAGAAATTCTCGAGATTTTGAATCTCGAGAGTTTTCATGAAAAGGTTCTTTACAGAACACTTGAGATCCTGGGGCGCAACAAAGAGGAGATTCTTTCTGATATTTTAGGCAATCTATTTTCCGTTTATGATTTTGAAGAGACAGATATAAACCTTGACTGGACAAGTATAACTCTTTACGGCACAAAATCCAAGCTTGGAAAGTTTGGATATAGCAGAGATCATAGACCTGATAAGCTTCAGATAACAGTTGGAGTAAGCGAACTCAAAAAACCAATTAACATACCCATTGGAGTTACAGTAAACAAAGGAAATGTTCTTGATCTGAAACATTTTCCTGAGACGTATAACAAGGTAAAAAGTAAACTCAAAAAAGGATCTCTTATTGTTTTTGATAAAGGCGCTAATACAGTTGAAAACATAAAGCTGATACAGGAAGATAAGATGACATATCTTACTTCCATGAAACTGAATTCAAGTGACGATAAAATCATTGAGAAATTTGATGTAACTAAAGCAGAACAGATAGATTCTGAGAAAGGAATTTATGGGATAAAAATAGTCAAGCCAAATAGCATTAAGTATTTCTATTTATCAGAATCATTACAAGAAAAACAATTGGAAGCAAAGGCAAGAACTGTTCTGAAGAAGTTACAGGAAGCAAAAGAGATACAGGAGATAATTGTCAAAAATAAAAAGCTTCCCAAAAAATTCAGAATAAACAATGAGTTGATTGAGATTGACTATTCTTTTAAGACTAAGCTCGAAGAGCTTAGTGATGATGAAGCGATAGAACTCCTAAAGAGTTCCATAATTAATGGAAGAGAAGGATTTTTCTGCCTTATATCAAACAAGAATTTGACACTTGAAAAGGCACTGGAAATATATCGAGAAAAGGACTCTATAGAGAAAATATTCAACTCGCTTAAAAACGAAATACAGATTAAGCCGTTAAGGGTTTGGTCAGAAAATAGCATTCATGGAGCTATTATGATAGAGTCGTAAAAGTAGCTAATGGTCAGCCATCATAAAAATTTCAGCGCAAGATTTTGCACTTCATAAATATCCTCCAATTTTTGGAGTAATTTTCATCAAACCAATTCATTCTTTTCATCCTTTTCTTTCAATTTTTCATTCTTTTTACATATTTTATGATGCTAATTGATAGCCACAGCTATTCATTGTGATAAATCTTTTTACGTTGACCACAATTGCACTCATTGTTGCTTGTATATTCATCTTTGGAAGTCCCCAATATTTTGCCCTCACCAATCCATGATATCTTTTCATTTCTCCTTGCTTTGGTTCGATATGAGCTCTTTGTTTCATATCTTCCTTAAAATGATCAGTTTTATTGTATTCTCTTGCTATTTTTAGTAGCTCATAATGTTGACTGATGGTAATCGTCCTTCTTTTCTGGACAGTACATTTTTCCTTTAATTTGCAGTTTCCGCAATCATTTTTATTAAAATAGAACGTGATTGTTTCAATCTTTTTATTGTGATTCCATACCATTGTCCTGCATCCTGCAGGACATGTAACCCCATGTTCCTCGATTGTAAATTTGCTTTGTGGAAAAACCCCCTTATTAGTTTCCTTTTTAAAAGGAGCTATAACAGTTATCCCTTTGAGCAACAGCTTATTCCTGTTGTCAACTTCTCCATAAGCGGTATCTCCAACCACCTCACTTGCATTAAATCCATGTTCTATCATTTCATCAATTAAAGGGATAAGTATGTCTCCATCATAGGAATTACCTGGAGTTGCATTTATGTTTTTTATGAATCCGTCTTCCGACATAATTGAGTTTACTTTGTATCCCGTAAACTTTTTCTTATCTGATTTAGCACCATGTCTTGCATCTTTGTCAACAAGGCTCACGAGTCTGTCTGCAGTTTCATCTTTTTTTTTACGATTTTATTTTCATTTTCTTCTACGTTTTCATAAAGAATCCGTTTCAGTTGCTTATTTTTTTCACTTACTTTTCCCCCAATACATTCGGATTTCTGGTTGATCTCTCTGGCTTTTTTAACCAGTTCGACCAGCTTGCTTTCTTTTTCTTCAGGCCTTAACTTGTACACCTTTTTATCATCGTTGGCAATTTTTTCCCCACCAAGCTCCTCATATAGATCGGGATCTATCTCCTGAATAGCTTTCATTACATCTTTAATTCCCTGTCTTAACAGGTTTATTGTACCTGGAATTGCAATGTTTGCTATTACATGAGTAGCGTCTACATACGCTTTACCTTTAGCATATCCAGCACTTTCGATTTGCTTTAATAGCCTGAAGAATATCTCTTTCCATTTATCTTCCCCCAGAAGATCTCTGAAACGTCCAAGTGCACTATGATCATAGGAAGAGTCGTCAAGATTCAGACCAATGAACCATTTTACCATTATATTATAGCGTGCTTCGTATTCCATTTCTCGATCTGAGTAATTATAGAGAGATTGAACAATAGCTGATCTAAACATGATTTCAGGAGTGTTCGTTACAGGTCTACCCATATTTTCTGAGTAAAGATTACGACATTCTTCATTGATGAAAGTGAAATCTACTGACTCATTAATTTTGTAAAGAAGATGGTCTTTTGATACGAGTTTCTCATAAATCTCAGGGCCATAAATGAAAGTAGTCTGCTTTCCTTTTCTGGGAGAAAACATATTATCACTCAAAAAGTATGTATTTTATGTGATGAAAGTGTTAGCAATATATAAGTGATTTGATTTGTGATAAAAAAGAAACGGAATCTGCAACATTTTATCATAAATTTAACAGTCCTATACTTTTACGACGCTATCATTATACTGGGATTTATTGCTCAATTATTCATATCGCTGATGCGATATGAATTTGAGGAAATCAAGCACAAATCCACAAAATTCATCAAAAAAAGCTTGAAAAATTTGACACTTACAATAAAGTTCGTGAAAAATGGACTCAGAAATTATATTTTTGCTAATTTTGATAAGATCAATAGTTTAATTGTAACAAAAATGGGCACTATTCCATAGAATTTATTATAAAATTAGATGGATTCATAACCTTGTGTCAAATTAGTTTGAGCTAAGAATAGGATAGATTTTCAATATCAATTAGTGGATACTGTCAAATTAAGGATCTATAGGATCATATGATCAAGTAGCTCTGTATCTATGCGATGGATCTACATCAAACAGAAAGATAGCTGCAATAATCCCAGTACGTGATTCTCAATCATACTGGAATTACAGAGAGTCAGGAACATGGAAGACAGGAGGGTCATATTCCGAAGGAGAGTACATATTCAGATGTGTGGCTGACGATTCCGATTCATCTACAGGCTCAAATTATTATCTTTTTGACACTGATTGGAATCTGCAGAGTTCGCAGGAAAATAAGGCAATCGGTGTTGGAACTATCACAGATACAGATGGAATATTTATTGGTGACACTACCTCTACAGGATATTGTGACCTCCGAGTATCATATATTAGATTCAGAAAGTATGTTTCCAGCCCTCCAACAGCGTCTTTAGTATGCGTATATCCAAATTCCCAATTTGTCCCTACCGAACCACTTGTTATAGATGATTACTTAGACGCTTCTGGAAATATAATTGTTTCAGGTTCTGGAAATGCTGATGTCCTTACAGATGCCGGCACTGGAACCGGAACCATTATAATTTCAGGGGACGGAGAAATTTCAATATTGAGAGATGTTCTTTCAGGTTCCGGAACGGTCATTTTTTCAAGTTCTGGGAATTCTTCTCTCTCACTTGACACTCTTTCGGGGGAAGGGTTTGTTGCTGTTTCTGCTTCTGTTCTCCCACTTCAAAAAATTATCAACATTGCAAACGCAATTGGTACTGCAACAAAAATCTCAATCACTCGTTCAATTTCGGATGCCTACTGGAGAATGTCAATTTCCTATGCAGGTGAAATTGACATTGACGAGTATTCGCACTGTTACTGGAACGCAACTGACAAATCTGGCAACCTGAATAGGATATTCTATGGAGTTGTTCCGGCTCCGGATCTTGCATATACACACGCGAGAAAGTCAGGCAGTATTGAGGCGTTTGACTATGGGATTTACCTGGCAAAACAGTACATCCCCACGGATGCGCAAGTAATGTCTCTGACGGGATCCCGCACTACATGGGATCATTGGATCTCTTATCTCCTCGAAGAAACCGGTATTGTCCCGTACAAGATTTCAGTTCCAACAGCAGGAAACAAGGAAATTTCCCTGACTGCGAAAACTTCCAAGCTATCTGCGATACAGGAAATTTGTGACTGGTGTTCGTACATTTTCTATGTATACTGGGACACGGACCCCTCCGGGGACCTTGAAGCCCGGGCGTATTTCATTCCCGAGGACGATATCGACGATTCCGAGAACGGTCTCGGATTAACTGCCGAGACAATCAACTGGGAAGAAGACCTTCTTGTTGATATCCCTAAGATAAGTGTTTCAGTAGAAGAAAGGATTAACAGGGTAAGGGTTAGGGGCTGCGATGCATCCGGAAACTGGTATGCGGCCGTTCAGGAGAGTGCTGCAGTGACTGCAGGCGAAGAATGGCCAAGAGAGTATATCGAGGAACCCTCATCATTTGCCGGGTCACAGACTGCAGCTGATTCTCGGGCAGCAATTCTGTATGATTATTTTTCAGTCAGACCGGTAACGGTTGAATTAAATTTCAAAAAACGGCATGATCTGCGCTTATATCAAAAAATTCAATTCACAGATTCACGATTTCCAGATAGTATCACGAGTCTGGGCTGGCTCCGGATTACGTCGATTACGTACAGTCTGGAAATGGCGAATGAAACGGTCTCGGTGACTGCCCAGGTGGAGAGGAACAACGCTATCAGAAGATCTATTTCTATCAATGACGATTTGCTTTCGACTATATCCTCCCTGATCGAGACCGGGCTGGATAGCCTGTCAGAAGCTGAAGCCGGGACCGTAACTTCCGTGGACGGTTCAACAGTAACCATGGAAACAAATTCCGGAAAAACAGTGACTGTTGAGGTAGATGACTGATGGCAGAGTCGGGAGACAGAAGGGCGTTCATCCAGACGAAAACGGGATTTCTTTCTTGGCCGTTGAAAACTTCTTTTGCGGTGGGTGACCGTGTTATCCTTGTTCCGTCTTATCGGGGCTATGAGGTCCTCGAGAAACTTTCTGGGCCGGTTCCAGGTGATAGGGTGCTGCTTTTTCCGCAGAAAGCCGGTGGGTACGTAGTGGCATCACAGACGCATTTACCGATCAAAGTTTGTGACTATTGGCACAGATCCGCGGCATATATGGGTGAAGTTGTAGACCTCGGAACTTTTATCTTCTCATGGAACGGATATGGACTTATATATCTTTCATCGAGCAAAACTGTAGCCGCAAATCTGTACGTGGATGACGCGATCAGAGCGATCACCCCACATGGTACGCTGAATTTTCAACAAATAGGATTTAATCCATTCGGAAATGAGCAGTTCTACGGCCTTGCAAACATTACGAGCATTTGCAGAGCTGGAAACAATAGCGTGACTGTTCAGATATACGATAGGTTCGGTCAAGGTTTAGGATATTACCCAGACGAACTATGGCTCATCAAGGTTTAATATCGTGATTATAATGGCAAAACGCCCTCAAACAATCACCCGCTGCGAAAAAAAGGAATGCCCTCACCTTTCTAGGAAAGGACCCCGGGGATTTTGCGAGCTGGCGGGAAAGAGTCTTGTGAAAATTTCGCAGTGTCCTTTACCAAATACTCCACCTCCTGAGGGTTTCAGGCCTTCTGTTCGCCGTTGTACGAGCCAGAAATGCGAAAAACTTGTAAAAGATAAGACTTCCGGAAAGTGGATCTGTCAGATATCGGGAGATCCTCCGTTGTGGATGAGGAATTGCCCGAAAACTGACTCATGTGATTAAGCGTAAAAACCTCCGATCCTTTAGCTGTGTAGCAGTTCGCTTACGACTCCGAGGATTTTCCCTCAGCGGCCACGTTCCATAGGTCCCGGAGCTCTTTATTCTTCATCAGCTGTTCAAGGATTTGCGCCATTGCATCTTCACGCACCTGGACTTCCTGCACTGCCTGCGGATCGAGAGGCAGGCCGCACTGAGCGCAAAATGATGAAGTAGGCCCATTCTCTTTTTTGCAGCGTGTGCATATCCGGCTGGTAAGTTTTGGCATGGTGTCTTCTTTTTTCTTTTTCCCGTAGATCCCGAGGATAGCATCATCAATCTGCTTTCCTGAAAGATGAACATATGTCCTGGGCATCTCTGAGCCCTGAGCCCAGCCAAGGTGCTCTTCCATCTGAGCTTCTGTTAGATATTGCGCGAGCTCAGTACTCCTCGAATGCCGGAAAAGGTGAAGATGGATTCGCTTTTCTATACCTGCTGCTTTTGCTATTTTCTTGAGCGTGTACTGAAAAGCTTGATATTGCATCTGCTCTCCTTTCTTTACTCCCTCCAGATTGATGAATACGAAAGCTTCAGACTTCTCTTTATAAGGATGTACATCCAGCCAGGCTGCCAGATACGATGCTGCAAAAGTCACCCTTACACGCCTGGCCCCGGTCTTCCCTGACACCACAACGACGGCACCATACTGGTCGAATGTGATGTTCTTGATCTTAACGCCCCCGAGTTCCCCTATCCTGCACCCGGAGTCGTACAGTAAAGCGATGATAGCTTTGTCTCGGGCGTTGCTTGCGGCCTCTATCATCCGCTTCACTTCATCCTCGGTGATCATGTATTCCGGCAGCTTCTGATCACTGACCTTCTTTGAAACTTTTATCCATGCCGCCGGGCTCTTATCCCCCTTCAACCATTTAAAGAAGCGTCTGATGATTACCTTGTAATCTCGTTTTGTCGATGCTGCGAGCTCAGATCTTTCAAAATCAGCAATTATTTTCTGGACATGGTGCTCGTTCATTTTTGAAAAACTTACTGAGGATCCACTCGCGATCTTATCCAGGACGAATAGATATTTCAGGACTCTGAGGGACTTCAGGCCCTCTGAAAAAAGGTAAGTTTCAAACTTCAGAATGAGGTCTCTGTTTCTCTTGGGGTAGTCTGCAGTCCGAATTTTCTCCTCTAATTTTGGAAGCCAAATATCGGTATAATATTCGTGTATACTCAT